AAGGGGCATTGGGTGATTACCGCCTCCACCAAGAACAAGCCGCAGGTTGTTGGCATCGACAACATCAACTGTGAGCTTTCCCCCGCTGACATTTACAGCGGCATGTATGCCCGTGTCACAGTCCGTTTCTTTGGTTACTCCAACAGCGGCAACAAGGGCGTTGGCTGCGGTCTTGGCAATGTTCTCAAGACCCGTGACGGTGAGCCGCTGAGTGGGCAGTCCTCCGCCGCATCCGACTTTGCAGGCATCGGCGCATCCCCTGCGGCTGCTCCCGCTTATGGAGCGCCCACGCCCGTTGCCTATGGCACTGCACCTGCGGCTGCTCCTCAGCCGCCTATGAACACCGCACCTTGGAACAGCGGCAACGGCATCAACCCCATCACAGGACAGCCTATGTAAAAGGAGGACATCATGCACCATCTCAGTATAGACCTTGAAACTTATTCCAGCGTACCGATTGCCAAAGCCGGTGCTCAAAAGTATATCTCCAGTCCCGACTTTGAAATCCTGCTGTTTGCTTATAGCCTGGATGGTGCCCCTGTCGAAATCGTTGACTTGGCCACGGGGTGGCTTGTCAATTCTCTCACCAGCCCGGAGTACATCAAGCACGCATACAACGCCCCCTTTGAATGGGGGTGCCTCTCAAAGTTTGTTGGTTATCTGCCGCCGGAGCAGTGGCGCTGCACCATGTTCCACGGCCTCTACTGCGGCTATACGGCGGGCTTGGATGCCACGGGACGGGCGTTAGGACTTGAGGAGGATAAGCGCAAGCTGAATACCGGCAAGGCACTCATCCGCTATTTCTGCGTACCATGCGCCCCTACTAAAGCCAACGGTGGGCGTACCCGCAACTATCCACAGCATGACCCGGCAAAGTGGCAGTTGTTCAAAGAATACTGCCGCCAGGATGTTGTGACGGAAATGGAAATTGAGCGGAGGCTTTCCGCTTTTCCCGTGCCGGACTTTGTGCAGAAACAGTGGGAAACCGACCTCATCATCAACGCCCGTGGCGTTGCGGTGGATATGGATTTTGTCAGCGGCGCTCTTTATCTTGGCAGTACCGTCCGCAAGAACTTGATGCAGGAGGCAACCGACCTCTCCAAATTGGACAACCCCAACAGCGTTGGACAGCTTACACAGTGGTTGCAGGAGGAAATGGGCGAGGAACTCACTGACCTCCGCAAAGATACCGTTTCACGCCTCTTGAATAAAGACGGCAACAGTCCGCAGGTGCAAAGGATGCTGGAGATACGCCAGGAATTAGGCAAGACCAGCACCAAAAAATATGATGCCATTGAGGCTGCTGTCTGCCCGGATGGCCGTGTCCGTGGACTGCTCCAATTTTACGGAGCCAACCGCACCGGTAGATGGGCAGGCAGACTGGTGCAGGTGCAAAACCTGCCCCGCACTTATTTAGAGCCGCTGCCCCTTGCCCGTGACCTTGTGCGAAAGCATAACCTTGACGGCTTGCGGTGCATCTACGGCTCCGTGCCGGACAGCCTCAGCCAGCTCATCCGCACAGCTTTTGTTGCGCCAGAGGGGCATGTGCTGATTGATGCGGACTTTTCCGCTATTGAGGCCCGTGTCATCTCCTGGCTTGCGGGTGAACAATGGCGGCTTGAGGTGTTCCGCACCCATGGCAAAATTTATGAGGCATCCGCATCCCAGATGTTTGGCGTGCCCATTGACCTCATCAAGAAAGGCAACCCGGAGTATGCTCTCCGGCAGAAAGGCAAGGTTGCAGAGTTGGCGCTTGGCTACCAAGGCAGCACAGGGGCGCTCATCAATATGGGTGCTTTGGATATGGGCATCCCGGAGGAGGACTTGCCCGACATCGTGAGCCGCTGGCGTGAGGCAAACAAGCGCATCCGTGACCTCTGGTATGCAATGGACAACGCCGCCGTCCAGGTTATCACACAGGGCGGCTCCATAGGCATCAACGGCTTAATTATCACCCGTGAATTTGATTATAACCAGGGCACCGACTGCATGACCATCACACTGCCGTCTGGGCGCAAACTCTACTATGTAAGCCCCGGCATTGGTGAAAACCAATGGGGCAACCCGTCCATCTCCTACATGGGCATGGACCAGAAAACCAAACGGTGGAAACGCATTGAAACCTACGGCGGCAAGCTGGTGGAGAACTGCGTGCAGGCCATCGCCCGTGACTGCCTTGCCGACACCATAGAACGGCTTGAGGCGGCGCACCTGCCCGTTGTGTTCCATGTGCACGATGAGGTCATTATTGATGTGACCCCGTGGGCGGATGAGGACACCATGCTTGAGTATGTGTGCTCCATTATGCGCCAGCCTATCCCTTGGGCGCCCGGACTGCCGCTAAACGCAGACGGTTGGGTGGGGCAATTCTTTAGAAAGGACTGATTGACCTTGCAATACATGGGCGGCAAAAGCCGGATTGCCCGGTCAATCGCAGAGATTATCAATGAGATACCAAGGCGGAAAATCAAGA